CCTCCAGCTCGATCAAAGCTTTCAGACTGGGCCTGTGCGGTAGGACTTTTCGTGGAGATGGCGGGAATCGAACCCGCGTCCAACATAGTGCCTTATAACTTCAATGAACGCATTACAAAGATATAGTATTCTAGAATACCAACCAAATGTTTTTACTACTTTTTATTAAAAATTTTGTTTATTATCTCCCACTCAGTAAGTTGTTTTGGTAATATAGGCTCAGGAGAGTTTAACACCACCTTCTTACCGATACATAATATTCGCTGTTTTTTAAGAAGTTCCTTTAACTCCTCTTCGGTCAATATGTAAAATGACTTAATAGCCACGGGCTGAGTATCTTAAAGCATCAGGGTGAAGCGGTATCCTCTCAAACACTGCATAATAGCAGTTGGCTTCTTTGCGCTCCAGAGGTAGAATCCTCTGAAGGTCTCTGGCTTCTGTTGTCATATGACGAAGGTTATCTGATCCCATCCTATCAACATCCTCCCAGTCTCCCTGTTCGTTACACAATGAAAGATAGTATTTATACATTATTAAGTTTTTTCCAAGTTGTTAAGAACATTTGCTTAGCCACAGCGGGAGAATAGTGATACATGATAAAGACTGGAATAAGCTCAACATTAGAATATTTAGCATCACTAAGCCAGTTCAGATCCCCTCCTCTGGCAATAGCCTCACTCTTGAGTGCCATTTCGTCAAAGGTATGCACAATTTTTTGAATTTCCAAATCGGTGGAGATACCAAAAGTAAGTTTGATTATAATATCCAAACACTTCTCTATTCTCCTGTAGTCAGGTAATTCTGCCTTAAGAGGTCTAGGGATGTCTCCCATGTAAGCTTCTGTGGCATCATGAAGTAGAATAGCCCTACGCACTTCTTTATCTGGTTTATCTGTCATACCACGATAGGCCCTATCCATAATAAGACAGTGTTCAGCAACAGAATAGAATGGATTTACTTGTCCACCCCATCGGGGTATGTTAGATAACCCTGTAGCGATGTCTTCTATACAGATATCCTTTGGATCCGGATTAAGAAAATCCAGATGTTTACCTGTTGATGTTGTTATCCAGCTCATTTTGTTGTTTTAAGAAGATTATTAAGAAAATAAAAATTTACATACTCAGCTCCAGTAATATTGAAAAATACTGCAGCTGCATGATCTTCATCTGTTTTTCCATAATACCATTGCATAAAATGACGAAAGGCTGATTCTTTAAACCTTGCATATTCATCAGATGTCTTTGCCAATTCCCAATTACGGGCTGTATATTTTTCTGCCCCTCTAGACATAAGATTAGCCCAACGAGTAAGCATCTGTTCTTCAAATGGAAGATTTAATGGAGATATAAGATCAAATCTAGGCTTGTCTGTATTCACATCTCTTTTCATTCCTGTAGAGAACTCCATGTGATTCCCAGAATCTTTTGTTTCAAAATCATACATTTTTATCTTTTTTTATTTGGTTGATTAAAAAATCGATTATATTTGTATAGTCAATTTTCTTCCTGCTTCCTGCTTCGTTTGATTATTTTCTACTGGTGAATCCAAGAACCCCCTAGCCTAGGGGGTTCCTTTTTATGCCTTATCCTGTACAGTTTCCTTAACGTCTTCGGGTTGCTTAGGTACTTCCAGTACAGTCTCTGCCGGGATATCTATCTTGGTAATCTCAGGAACCGGTTCAACATCTACTCTCTCTTTTTCTTTCTGGAACCACATGTAGGCCTCTACCATGTATGCATGTACCATAGGGAATATGGGAAACAATGATTTCTTGTTCTCATCATCATCAATGTAATCCTGATAAATATCATGGGTATAAGCCTCCAGCTCAGACATTAGAGAGAATATCATCTGTTTATACGTTGCCTTATCTACATTCTTCAGCTGGATACAGGTAAGATGTGGAAGTACAATATCTCCACACTCCCCGGCTATCTCTTTGTAGATGTACTGAGAGAGTAGATATGCTTTATCTAGAGCAGAGACAGCTTTGGTTACAAAGGATGGTTGTTTGGTCATGTCAAGATAATCAAGTTCTTTCAAAAGTTTTTCATGAACTTCATACAAAGCTCTTGCATTGGTCATCAGGTTCTGCTGTTCGGGTGGAGAAAGGGTCTTCATATACTCAGTATTATTATACTGGTCGGTATAATTTCCGAGTTTCTTTCTCACTTCAGATAAAGTGGAAGAATGTTTGTGGATAGCTTCTTTGTTGATGTCAAGCCCTTTTGATATGTTACTCAGTTGGGCAAGTGTTTCCATAATAAGTTTGATTTCTCTGCTTTTCATAATTAATTGTTTAAGATTTAGAACTGGTGATTCTAGAATTTTATGCAAATATAATACATTTTTTGAATCTCCAAACTTTTGGACCTTTATTTTTGACCAATATATTCCTTCTAATTTTAAAAGAAGTAATACTACTATACTACGTAGTAGTATTCCTTTAATGCGCGCGCCCGCGTATTAAATATAAGTATACTGATCACTTGACCACTTGATCTTTGGTCCCCGGAAAAGATTTTTGAAATATTTTTCACTTTTTTATAAATCTGTATTCGTTTTATATTACATTTGTATTCTCTTTGTATGACAAATGTATTCTCTTTGTATTACAAATTTATTACAAATTATGGAAAAGAGTGATTATAAGTTAATTAGCATCAGGATACCTGAGGATGATTATGAAAAACTGGTGCGTATGCAAACCAATAGACTTCGTTCAGTGTCTGCTGTTATAAGAGATTTGATAGTTACGGCTATTTATAATCCGACTAACAGTGCTCCTATTGAATTGAGACCTCTGGGGTTTCTAAATAATCCAGTAGTATCAGAAGAGATTAAGAAGGTTCCTCTTGAGATTCCGGTTCATCAGGAATTCCCGGTGACTGAATCTGCTTCATTGGCTGATCATAAGTTTGAACGGAGAGTTAGGCCTCCAGCTCCGCGCGATATCATAATAGCTAAACGGGCTCAGGCTGCAGGAAGACCTTATGATAATAGTCTGGAACCTTTTTTTGATACCATAAATGGTTAAGCCTCCTATAGACAGGAGTGAAGATCTTCTTTATCTCCTTAATCAGATTGCTGACTTAGTTATCGGTAATGAGGATCCTGTGGATGTAGGAATAAATCAGCTATCCACCCTGCCTGAGATGCTGTCATACATTTCTATTCATCCTACCAACCTTAAGGGTTTGATGACCACTGAGGCTAAATTGAAGGATCTTGGTGATAAGGTTAAGGTGTTACAGGACTTGGTGTATGTGATGAAGAAGAAAGTTTATTTGAGAGATAACAAATAATTATGTAATTTTGCAAAAATTGTTCAATGACTAGCCCAGTAATTAACGCTCAAGAAGTTCGTATAAACGATGATGGTGATTTACCAAGAGGTATGTACTTCTATACCTTGGTTGAGGTTGACGCTTGTGGAAAAGAATCTTTTGTAAACATTCTGCAGGTTTACGCCGGGTATAAAGGAAATTCTATCCATATTATGTGGAACCCGGTAAAGGGTAAGTCTGAGTACAGGTTGTACCGTGGATCCCGGTTTGATCTGTTTGATGGCTACTTCAGTGTTTATGGTGATGATGGGTACTTCTGTGATAATGGGATGGGTGTTCTTAATGAGAAAAGCTTGATTCCTTATGCCACTAACTGAGGACGCTGCGCGCAAGAAGTACTTGAAGTACTTGATGACTCAGTATGAAAAGGGTGTTCTGCAGCCTGATAAGATTGAGGAGTTAAAACGGGAGGGTTATATCCGCACAGGTAAGCGCGGGGTTTCAATTAGCGAAGAGGTGGCTTTTCGTTTGGATAAGTCGTGGGAGAAGATGATGGATCCGTTTGCGGATAGTGGGTCTTATTATCAATACAAGCAAGATCTTACTAAAGCAGACTGGATGCCGGCCAGTGTTATAGAACACAGTCCGGAGTTTATTGCATGGATCAATTCCATGTTGTATGGGTACTTCCCGAATAAAGCAGATTACAAGAAGTTTAATATATACAAAGCTCAAGCATTCAGGTGGTTAGAGGAAGAGGATAACATAACTTCCTATCACACTGAGGATGCTAAGCGCGGCTTTAAGATAAAGGAATATAATAGGTGTGATGAGAACAGCTTATATTTTGTTAATCGGTACGGGGAATTAAAAGAGGGGGACATCTCTTCAGGTTTCGTCAAGTATCAGGCCCGGGAGCACCATGCTGTTATATGTTACCTGTTTGATTGTGGATACAACGTTATAGGTGGCAAGGGCCGTCAGATAGGTTTCACTTCAATCATGGGTCTTCTGGCCCTGAAGAAGCTCATCTTCCAGCCAAACTATTACATAAAGTTCGTTACTGAGGATAAGGATACCGGGGAAGAAATCTTTAATGACAAGATAAAATATCCGTTTGGGGCTATCCCTAGGTGGATGATGCCTAGGGTTAAGTCAGATTCCGGGACCCGGTTCTGGTTATCGGACAAGTCCAAGAAAGGTGAGAAGGGTTATCCCAATAGTAGGATAGACGTAATAGCGCCAAAGATAACGGCTATCAACGGGGGCTCTCCTCAGCTGGCTCTTATCGATGAGATAGGAAACATAGGGATCCTTGGGGGTATGTTGAATGAAGCCCGTCCTACTATGTTCTGGAACAATCCAAAGACAGGTAAGTTTGAGCTGAAGCGTCAGGTTTGGATGTGGGGAACCGGGGGAAAGATGGAGAAAGGTAAAGGGGAATACGAGAAAGAGTGGTATCGCATCTTAGGTTTGTGGGAATCCAAGAACTTTGCCAACGGTTTCGTTCCGTTGTTCTTCAGCTGGCATTGTCGTTTTGATAAGCAGGAGTATGAGAAAGAAAAGGCGTGGTACTATGGTGCCCGCGCTATGAAAGAAGATATAGATCTTGAGACTTCCAAGACTCAGTTCCATCAGCACTATCCCTCTAACTTCAAGGATATGTTCCTGACCACTGCCAGTACTCTTGTTTCCCGGGAAATTATAGAGGGAGGACTGGAACGCTGCAGGAAACTCTCTTCAACAATGACTCCTACGTTTGGTTACTTTGAGCCTATATTTAATGAACTGGATCCTATGCCTCCGGAGAGCGATGTTCCTTACAGGATAGTTGGGGCTAGGTTTATTCCTATTGATGATGAAGATGATTTCAAAAAAGCATCTGTTTGTATCTTTCGCCGGCCAGAGGATCTTTGGCTGAATCGATACTGGAAGGGCACCGACCCAATAGCAACAGAGACAGGTCATTCCAAGTTTGGTAGTGCTATATGGGATGATTACGAGAAGACTATCCCGGCTGTTATGAATTTTCGTCAGCAGCACGATCATAAGTATACTTTCTTACAGAGTCTTTTATTGGGGTTATATTATGATACCCGTCCCGGAATAAAGACCGGGGTCCATGATCTTGTTGAGGCAAACATCGGGACTAACTACATGGATTACGTTGAGAGTAAGGGATATTTCAGTTCTTTGGTGTTTAATTCCCAGTTACCCAGTAAGGTAGTTGGAGGCGCTCGTTTAATAGGTATAGACAACAAAGGTACCAGAGCTAATGGAATAATAGATTTTATGACTGAATTATTAAGAAATTATCATGATCGTATTTTTATTTCCATTATCTTTGAGCAGTTAACCACTTTTGTACAGGATCTGTCTAAAAGTGGTAAAGAAGTTTGGGGACCTATGAACCGGCTTATGCATTTTGATGACGTGTTGTATGCTATAGCTTATGCCTATATATGCAGACTCTCTCATCCTAATCTTCAGCC